TATATGTATATTATATTAAAGCATAACCCTAAACTTAAGCCGGGAAAGATTACTATTCACCATGTGTTGTTTTATACAGACGGTACAGATAAGTTTGGAAATCCTATTACTAAGCTAGATGACCAAGGAGAACCTTTAGTTAAAAAGATTGTGCCTTATGATCTACCTTATCTTAAAGCTGAGGTTATTAACTTAATTAAACATAAGCAAGATGCTAATTAAACTATTTGATATAGTAAACAACAAAGTAGTACCTACGGAACACTGTTATACAATATCGTCTTTGAATGATATAATGACTGAGTATCCGGATGATTACTTAAAAGTATACACTTACTTGTTCTATATGACTTGTCCTAATCCTGATCTTAATCCTTTCTTTAATGTTCCTGAACATGAGAAAGAAGAGATTATTATGTCAGAGATTGATATGGATATTTCTACTGAGGATAATTTGATTATCCGGGGTATGAGCACGTGTAAGAAATTATATGAGACTCCTACGTATAGAACGTATGTAGGTATTAAGTCTATGCTGGATAGATTGGCCCATTACATGGAGACTACAGAAATCCAGCATGGTAGAGATGGTAACATCACTGCATTAGTAAACGCTGCTGCTAAGTTTGAGCAGATTAGGCAATCTTTTAAAGGGGCTTATAAAGATTTAGCTGAAGAACAACAAAGCCAAGTAAGAGGAAATATAGGATTAGCTTATGACCAATAATACGGAACAAAATTTATATGGATGGTTATTTACATATAACCCCCATACCAAACTATGGAGTGCTTTTAAATCTGAGGATAAAGAAGCATATTTTAATAATACTAAAGAATGTAAGTCTAGGATTTCATCTAAAACAATTGATACATTACTTTATATGATTATTAAATATAACGGACATGTTGAAGAACCTGAAGATCTAGTAAATGAGTGAAATCATAGAGATACCAACCTGGGATAATGGTGCATGGACTATTAGTACATTTTCTTCTAAAGAGGAATGGAGAGAGTATGTACTTACATTATTTAAAGAACCAGGTCAGTATAACTTTAATGAAACAGCTTTATTGTTTAATAAAGAAGCCACTGTATTTAATAAGTTAGGCTTTTACACTGTAGCACCCTTTAAATCAAAGGATTACATTTATTACTGGGATGACCAAAAGAAGAAATGTAGGAATGGGGTATTGTATAAAGACGGCAAGAATGTATGGTATCTAACTAGAGACTATTATATGTGGCTTAACTTCCTACCTATTTATGATAAGGAAGAGAAGAAGTTTGGATTTGCTAAAGTCCGGGATGCACAGTATCACATGGCATTGTATGAAGTACTAGCTGAATTATATTACAAGCATGTAGCAATCTTAAAGAAACGTCAGATTGCATCATCATACTTTCATGCTGGTAAGTTAATTAATTCATTATGGTTTGAAGAGGGTGTTACTCTTAAAATGGGTGCTTCTCTTAAAGACTATATAAATGATAAAGGTACATGGAAGTTCTTAGATGAGTACGCATCTTTCTTAAATGAGCATACAGCCTGGTATAGACCTATGAATCCGGATAAGGTTATGCTGTGGCAGCAAAAGATTGAGGTAAGAAAAGGAAATAAGAAAACTGAGGTAGGATTAAAGGGTACTATACAAGGTATGTCATTTGAGAAATCTGCAACAGCCGGTGTGGGTGGTCCTTGTCAGTACTTCTTTCATGAGGAAGCAGGTATTGCTCCTAAGATGGGGGAAACATATGAGTACCTACGGCCAGCATTACAGTCTGGTATGGTAACTACCGGTGTATTTATTGCAGCAGGATCTGTGGGTGATTTGGATCAGTGTGAACCATTGAAGAATTTGATCATGAATCCTGAAGCTAATGACATCTTTGCAGTAGAAACTAATCTATTAGACGGTAAAGGAACCATTGGTACAGCTGGATTATTTATTCCAGAACAATGGTCTATGATGCCATTTGTAGATAAGTATGGTAACTCATTAGTAGAAGAAGCTTTAGAAGCTATTAAAGAAGAGAGAATAAAGTGGAAGAAAGAGATTGAGCCTGATAAGTATCAGTTGCGTATTTCTCAGAAACCTACAAATATTGAAGAGGCATTTGCATTTAGACGGGAGTCTGTGTTTGCAGTGCACTTACTTGCTGCTCAGTTGAGAAGAATTGAAGACAAAGAATATCCTTATGAATTATTAGAATTATACAGGGATGAACATAACAACTTAACCGTAAAAGACTCTAACAAATTACCTATCAATGAGTTCCCTATTTCTAAAAAGACGGAGGATAAAAGTGGCTGTCTGGTCGTGTGGGAGAGACCTAAAAAAGATCCCACATTTGGAATGTACTATGCAAGTATTGACCCGGTTTCTGAAGGTAAGACTACTACCTCTGACTCTCTTTGTTCTATTTTTGTTTATAAAGCCCCTGTTGAAGTATCTAGAGAAGAGAATGGAGAGCAGAAAACGCATATAGAACAGGATAAAATTGTAGCAGCTTGGTGTGGGCGTTTTGATGATATCAAAAAAACACATGAAAGATTAGAGCTAATTATAGAATGGTATAATGCTTGGACACTGGTGGAGAATAACGTATCTTTATTTATTCAATATATGATCTCCCAAAGAAAGCAAAGATATCTTGTAACTAAAGATCAGATCTTATTCCTGAAAGATATTGGTAGTAATGCCAGTGTATATCAGCAGTATGGTTGGAGAAACACGGGTACATTATTTAAAGCACACCTTATCTCTTATGCTATTGAGTTCCTTAGAGAAGAGATAGACCATGATTATAAGACAGATGGCTCAGTTGTAAAGACAACATATGGTGTATCTAGAATACCGGATCCTATGCTAATCAAGGAGATGCTAGCATATAGGGAAGGATTAAACGTGGATAGACTTGTAGCATTTACAGCTCTAGTAGCCTTTGCAAAAATCCAACAATCAAACCGTGGATATTTAAAACGTAGAGAACTAAACCCTGAAAGTTTGGATAAGTCAAAAGATTTATATAAATTAAAAGTAGGGGCTTTTAGGCATATTGGAAAAAGCGGGTCTTCTAGCGGTATGCAAAGGCCAAAACAGGCATTTAAAAATTTAAGATAATGAACTGGTACATAAGTACTACAGCAATGGAAAATATTACAGTTAATGTAACTTACGTTAGCTATTATTCTGATGAAGATGATGATACCATTGAGATGAGTTTAGATGAATTAATAGAACAACCTAATACAACAATTACAGACTATGCAATTATATAATGCAATGCAGCTCAAGAATGGAGCTAAGGTAGAGTACAACAGAATGAGTACTCTTACTCAACCCATTCAATTTATACCAAGAAAGGAGAAGAATGATGACTGGGCTGCTCATAATCTTGACTGGCTAGAATGGCAGGGCATGAAGCAGTTGCGTAGAAATGCTAGAAGGCTTTCTAAGAACTATAAGCTTGCTAAAGGTATTATTGATAAAACAGATTATGTTGTTGAAGAGGATGTAGAATATGCAGAGTTAATTGATGTTCTTACTAAAGAGGATCAGTCTGCATTAGAGTTAAAGTTTTATCCTATTATCCCCAACGTAATTAACGTACTTGTATCTGAATTTGCTAAAAGAAATACTAGAGTTAGTTTCCGTGCTGTAGATGAGATCTCATATAATGAGTTATTAGAGCAGAAGAGAGCTATGGTTGAGCAGAAGTTATTAGCTGATGCTGAGCGTAAGATGGTGATGAGTATGATTGAACAGGGTGCTGATTTAGAAGATCCTGAAATCCAGAAAGCATTATCTCCAGAAAATCTTAAATCATTACCTGAGATTGAACAGTTTTTCAAGAAAGATTATAGATCTATGCTAGAAGAATGGGCAGAACACCAAGCCCGTGTAGATGAAGAAAGATTTAAAATGGATGAACTTGAAGAAAGAGCTTTCCGTGATATGTTAATCACAGATAGAGAGTTCTGGCATTTCAAGATGAATGAGGATGATTATGAGATGGAGTTGTGGAATCCTTTAGTAACTTTCTATCATAAGTCTCCTGATGTAAGATATATCTCTCAGGGTAACTGGGTAGGTAAGATTGAGTTATATACTGTAGCAGATATTATTGACAAGTATGGTTACTTGATGACTGATGATCAGTTGCGTTCTATGGAGGCTATTTATCCTACAAGAGCTGCTGGTTATCCTTTAGAAGGTTATCAGAATGATGGATCATACTATGATGCTACTAAATCACATGAGTGGAATACTAATATGCCTTCATTACAGTACAGACAGTTTATGTCTACCTGGGAGCAGAATAGTACAGCCGGTAATGATATTGTTAGTTACATCATGTCTGAATCTGAAGATTATGTAGATTATAAGAATACGGATATGTTACGTGTTGCTCATATCTATTGGAAGTCACAGCGTAAAGTAGGACACTTAACTAAGATTGATGAGAATGGTCAAGTAATTCAAGATGTTGTAGATGAGTCATATAAAATCACTCAAAAACCTTTGTATGATACTACACTATTTAAGAATAAGAATAAAGAGAATCTAATTGCTGGTGAGCATATAGATTGGATTTGGATTAATGAAGTATGGGGTGGTGTAAAGATTGGACCTAACTATCCTGCATACTTTGGTATGAATAATAATGCTGGTGGTATTAATCCAATCTACATTGGTATTAATGAATCAAAACCCGGACGTGTACCTTTCCAATTTAAAGGAGATGCTACACTGTACGGCTGTAAATTACCTGTAGAAGGATCTGTATTCTCAGATAGAAATACTAAGTCTACATCTCTTGTAGATTTGATGAAGCCCTATCAGATTGGTTATAACATTGTTAACAACCAGATTGCTGATATTCTTGTAGATGAGTTAGGTACTGTGATTATGTTAGATCAGAATGCTTTACCTAGACATTCATTGGGAGAAGATTGGGGAAAGAACAACTTGGCAAAAGCTTATGTTGCAATGAAGAACTTCCAGATGTTACCATTAGATACTTCTATCACTAACACTGAGAATGCTCTTAACTTCCAACATTACCAAGTATTAAACTTAGAACAAACACAACGTTTGATGTCTAGAACTCAATTAGCTAATTACTTTAAGCAACAAGCTTTTGAGGTCATAGGGATCACACCACAGCGTTTGGGAGAGCAAGTGGAGCAAGCTACCGCTACAGGCGTTAGAATGGCTGTATCAAACTCCTATGCACAAACTGAGACATATTTTATTAATCACTGTGATTACTTAATGCCTCGCGTGCATCAGATGCGTACAGACTTAGCTCAATACTATCAATCAACTAAGCCTTCTATCAGATTGCAGTACATCACTTCTACTGATGAAAAGGTTAATTTTGAGATGAATGGTACTGACTTATTGCTCAGAGATTTTAATATCTTCTGTACAACTAAGACAAACCATAGAGCTACGCTAGAACAATTGAAGCAATTAGCTCTTACAAATAACACTGCCGGTGCTTCTATCTATGATTTAGGTAATATCATGAAAGCTGAGTCTATCTCTGAAGTTACTCATATCCTTAAGTCTGCTGAAGAAAAGCAACAAGCTCAACGTCAGCAAGAAATGCAGCAACAACAAGCTATGCAAGAACAAGCTTTACAAGCTAAGAATCAAGAAACAATGATGAAGATGCAGTTTGAATCTGAAGAGAATGAGAAGAACAGACAAAATGATATTGTAATTGCTGAAATTAGAGCTGCCGGTTATGGTGCTGCTGTAGATGTTAACCAAAATCAGATGTCAGATTACCAGGATGCAATGAAAGATATCCGTAAGAGTGAAGAGTTTCAGCAACAAATGGATTTGAAAAAAGAATCTGCTGCTACACAGAAAGCTGTTAACATGGATAAGATGGCAATTGAGCGTGAAAAGCTAGCATCACAAAGGGAAATAGCTAATAAGCAATTAGAGATAGCTAGAACTAATAAAACACAATACGAGATTAAACAGGATAATAAAAAGTAATAGCCTTATATTACAAAAAATACAGCTTTAAAAACAAATTTTTAAAGTTTATAAAAAGTAATATATTATATTCTTAATGTACACTACAAAATAAAATAACCAACTATATGAGTGAAACAAAACCAAATGAGCAAACCACCGTACAACAAGTAGATATCAACATAGATGATATCTTTGGTGGAGCTCCGGGAGCAGATAGTATTGTGCTGCCAACAGAGGAAGAAAAGAAACCTGGTTTTTTTTCAACCCCTAAAACAGATTTAACGTTCTTAGACAAACAAGAGGAGGATGAAGATGGAAATCTTAAGCCTGCTACTCAAACTGCTAATGACTTATTAAATGAGTTAACCAACGATGTTGATGACTTAATTAATGAGGAGGAGTCACCCAAAGGAGGTAGACCTAAAGTAGATAAGAGTGGTATGGTAGAAACCTTCTCTAAACTAATTGAAGAGGGTGTATTAATTGGCTTTGAAGATGAGAAGCCAATGGATGAATACTCTCTTAAAGATTGGAAGGAACTCTTGCAAGCTAACTTTGAAGAAAAGGAGCGGGCAATTAAAGAGCAAACTCCAAAAGAGTTCTTTGAAGCACTTCCTGAAGAACTTCAGTATGCTGCACAATATGTAGCAAACGGAGGTAATGACCTTAAAGGTCTATTCAGTGCATTAGCTCAAGTAGAAGAGGTACGTGGTTTAGATCCAACAGATGAGATGGATCAGGAACAGATTGTACGTTCATACTTGCGTGCCACTGGATTTGGCAATGATGAGGAAATTGATGAGGAGATTGTAACTTGGAAAGACTTAGGTAAGCTAGAACAACAAGCTAATAAGTTTAAACCAAAGTTGGACAGAATGCAAGAGTCTATTGTAGCCCAAAAGATTGCTGAACAAGAGCAATTAAAGGCACAACAAGAACAAGCGGCATCAGCATATATGGATAACGTATATGAAGCCCTTAAGCCTTCAGAATTGTCCGGTATTAAGTTGGATAAGAAAACCCAGTCTATGTTATATGCTGGTCTTGTACAACCTAATTACCCATCTATCTCAGGAAGAAATACAAACCTATTGGGACATTTGTTAGAGAAGCATCAATTTGTAGAACCTAACTACCCATTAGTAGCTGAAGCACTATGGTTATTGGCTGATCCAGATGGATACAAGTCAAAGATTATGGAGCAAGGCAAAAACAAAGTAGTTGAAAACACTGTAAGGCAACTTAAAACAGAGCAGTCTAGAAAGATCTCTAGCACTGTAGCTGAAGAAAAAGAGGAGCCTAAACAGCGTAAGATTGCAAGACAGACAAACATTTTTAAAAGATTTTAACAACACAAACAACACAAAACAAATAAATAATTATGGCAACTCCAGTTTTAAACAATGGTATATTTCTGCGTGATACCAGCTACCAAGCTAGTTCTCACGTAGATTCATACCACCTCGTAAACATGCTGAAAAGCAGTGAACCTATGGATTTAGGTCCAGTAGACATTTGGGCTATGGCTCAAAAGGTTGAAATGCCTTTGTACCAGTTCTCTAGCTTTGGTGGCAAGAACATCATCAATGTAGACAACGCTCGTGGAGAGTACAAGTGGCAGGTTCCTGTTGCTCAAGATCTTCCTTACATTGTAACTGACATTGATTCTACTAACACTACTAAGGGTATTGATGGTACTACTTTCCAAGTAAAATTAAACAAGCGTATTTTTGGACATGGTGACATCGTTACTTATGACAAGTACAATGGTTTGGAAATGTACATCACTGCTGATGACATTATCCCTACTGGTGATGGTTTCATCTACACTGTTCAATTGGTAAACAACAGCAATGGTGTTTCTTTGGACAATAAGTACTTGGCTTCTGGTACTAAAATGTTCCGTAAAGGTTCTGCTCGTGGTGAATACGGTGAGCGTTTCTCTGATATCGGACACTATGGTGCTGGTTTCCGTGAATTCTACAACTACGTAGGTGGTGCAGAAGCTCACGTACACTATTCAATTTCTAGCCGTGCTGACTTGATGTTGAAGGGTGGTTTGAACGCAGATGGTACTATTCCTGTAACTGAAATCTGGCGTAACTTTGACAAGACTATGGATCCTTCTGTAACTAGCTTGGAGTCTATGGTACAAACTA